GTTGCTCTAATTGAGGCTTTTGCTTACATGGGCGATATTGCCAACTACTACATTGACCGTATTGCTAATGAAGCCTTTATTGCAACTGCTACACAGCGTGACAGTATTTTAGCAATTGCAGAAACCTATGGTTATGCACCAAGTGGTTACAAAAATTCTCTTGTTCAAGTAACTTTTTACAACAACTCTAATGCACCCATAACTCTTCCAGTTGGAACAAGAGTTAGTGGAGAAGTTTTAGTAAACGATGCGGTTATTGAAGTTACATTTACAACTATTACGCAAGCCGTTGTACCTGCTTTTGCTAATTCGACTCGTGGAGAAGTTACAGTCTTAGCAGAAGAAGGAATTAGCAACACAGTTGAAGCAAACAGTCCTTATGGTGTTTTGCTTGGAACCTCTGACGGCTCTGCAGACCAAACGTTCGATGTTGATGACTTTCCTGTCGTATCAGACAGCATTGAGGTGTATGTAGAAAGCGGAAATACTTACAAAAAATGGACTAAAGTCCAGCATTTACTTGATTTTGGTCCAAACGATGCGGTTTACACAACACGTTTTGATAAAGATAATAACGTGTTTATTCTTTTTGGGGACGGTATTTCTGGAGCAATCCCTACGTTTCAAGCAGCCATTAGGTGTGCTTACACAATAGGCGGTGGTTCAGTTGGCAATATCACTACAAACGTTATAAATAATTTAGATTACATTCCAGGATTATCTGAGGCTCAAACTACTTCTATTGCTGGAGTTATTGATGTAGACAACTTAACTACAGCAATTGGTGGGGCAGAAGCAGAATCCAATGACTCTATACGAAACAATGCTCCTCTATATCTAAGAGCACAAAATAGAGCAATCACGTTAGATGATTTTGAAAATTTAGCAACATCAGTTACTAACGTAGGAAAAGCAAATGCAGTTGGAAGTTCTTACACATCTGTAACTCTATATATTGCACCACGACGTGACAACGAAGACGGTGACCCAAAGCCTGGGTTAAATGATGACGATACTGTAACGGTTGAATGGACCTCTATTAGAGACGCTGTTAGGGATTATTTGGCTGATAAAATGTTAGCGGGAGTTACTTTAACGATTACAAAACCTACATATGTTCCAGTAACTATGAACATTCAATATAAATTAAATCCGCAATACACCACTGTAGTTGCTGAAAAAGCATTAAAACAGGCTTTAGTAGATAACTTTGGTTACAACTACGTTCCATTTGGTGCTTTTATATCTGCTCAAGACATTGAATATGTATTAGCAAATGTGCCAAGCATTACAAGACCAAAAGTCCAGTTCCTGTTTAAAACAGGTGCTTCTCCAAGTTTGAACTCCATTCAAGGATTGGATAACGAAATCCTGTCTTTCTCAGAAGCAGATATTATTCTTGAGGCTATTTAAAAATGACAACGGGTGACGTAAAAAAGTATTACGGGACATACAGAGGGATTGTTACAAGTAACAAAGACCCTCAAGGTCACCGTAGACTAAAAGTCAAGATTCCCATGTTAACTGGAAGCAGTTCCTCTAACTGGGTGTGGCCTTTAGAAAACTCAAATCTTAGGTCTCAAGTTCCTGATGTTGGAGACGGGGTTTGGGTTACGTTTGAAAGCGGTGACCCTTCATACCCAATTTGGTGTGGAACATACGGAAAACCAAAAAACGGTAAAAGAGTAAACATAAAGACTCTTTCAGACAGCCAGTCGTTGTCTGGAATTACCAACTACATTGTCACGGAAAAAACAGGTAATGGGTCTACAGAAGTAGATTTAGTAGCCAGTCTTATTGCCATGGCAAATCGTATTGTGTATTTAGAACAACAACTAGCACTAAAAGCCCCAATAAGTCATTCTCACCCATAGTTCAGGAAGTTTTTAACGTCAATTAACGACAAAATTGACCTAGATATTTAGGAGATAAACATGCCAGCCGTATACCCTGATGGAGTAAAGTCCTTTACCACTAAAGTTGACTTCACCGACATTGTTGTTGCTGAACACATCAATACCCTTCAGCAAGAGGTAGTTGCTCTACAAGCAACAGTCGGTATTTTGCCTAACGTTTTTTCAGGAACTGTAGGCACGTTTGACACCAATACAGTTACTTTTGCAACTCTAAAAGACAGAATTGCAAACCTAGAAAAAGGAATTGTAAGCGATGTTCACCCCCAGTATTTAAAAAAAGTGGGTGGAGAAACCATCCAATCTTCCAACGCAACTGTTGTACCTCTTGTTCTTCAAGGGTTTACTAGTCAAACCGCTGATTTAATTCAGTTTAAAAACGCAGCAGGAACCACTCTTACTAAAATTGATAAAGACGGAAAACTTACAGTAAATGGTCAAGAACCAAAAACTGTTATCTATTCTTCTACTGAACCAAACGGAGTAGCCCTTGGACTTCCTGCAGGAACAATGTGGGTTGATTCAGATTCAAATCCCCCAGTTCTTTCTGCAACTACTACTATCCAAATTACTGGCGGAACTTTAACGGGTGACCAAGCGTTAACCTCAAGATTGCGTAACATCACTGCCTCAACATCTGACCCAACTGGTGGAAATAACGGCGACATCTGGCTTAAGTATCAGGCGTAATAAATGGCTGGCTCAATCAAAGTTGATGGCGTTTATAAAACTTTTGGACCTATCTATACAAAAGTAAATGGTGGCTGGAAAAAAGTAAAAACAGGTCACATAAAAGTTGATGGTGTTTGGAAACTTTGGTTTATTGATGAACTAAACGACACTTTTGACAGAACAAATGCTGGTGTTTTAGGAACTTCTACTTCTGGTAGTGAATGGGTCTTACGCCGAGGTTCTTGGGCAATTTCTGGCAATAAAGCACAATCAACAAGTGCAAAGTCTCAATACCCACTAGCAACAGTTGATTTAGGCTTAACTTCTTTTACAGCAAGAGCAAATGAATTAACTCCTGGTATGGGAATTGCGTTTAACGTAGTTGATTCAAACAACTGGATGGCTGTTGTACCTTATTACAATCAAACTTCTTATTCATTTAATTACTGTGCTCAATCAGGAACAGAGTCATATTGTATTCAAGCCAGTTTCGGAACAGAAACATATTGCACTGGTTCAGAAATTCCAGAAACTGTTTGCAGAACAGTTCCAGGAGAGTGCATGCAGTACGGTACACGATGTGCTCCTGGTTGTACGGTTACCTCAACAACTTGGACAACTTTATGCCAAACATGTACTGGAACAAGGTCAGTGTGTATAAAATACTGTAATTTTGCTAACGGAACACGTTGCTGTGATAGAGACACTGAAACATATACATACTCATGTAATTGTTACAAAGCACCCTTAGAAACAAGTACCTGCGTTTGTTACGAACAGTATTGCAGAAAACGTGAGCCTAGTACAACAGAGTGCACCACAGAGGTTACTTGTACTGGTGTTTACGCTACTCGCACAATTGTTACAGGGTGTGCTGTTTCAGGAACACGTGAAGTTTGCGTTAGAACCGAAACTGGTATTGGTTATAACCAATACTTCTATGTAAGAGTGTTGGCTATGGAAGGCGGAGAAATCCGTGTTGTAAAAGACGTTGAACTTAACCAAAGATTTACTGCTTTACAAGTTTCTGGTGATATTTCTGGGTACACAATCAATGCTTACAGCGATAACAACTACGCTAACGTAGTAGCAACAACTACTCAAGCACCAGTGACTCTTGGAACTTCTTTTGGTATTGTTGGTTCTGGCAGTGCTTTTGAAGAAGGTACTACAATCGGAGCAATTAGCGTAAAGCAGTTAGGATAACCATGACCGATAAAGCCCGTCCATGGGACATTTGGAAAGAAAAACACGCAGGTGACTCAGTACGCCCTTGGGATTTAATAAACCCTAAAATTGGACGAGTAGATGAAGACACCTTCAAATACCGATATGAAACACATTGTTTAAATTGCCCGTTTTTAATACAGGCAACCAAAACATGTAAGAAATGTGGTTGTTTTATGACCGAAAAGGCTAAACTTCCACACGCTTCATGCCCCGTAGGTAAGTGGGGGGCTGTTACAGTAGACCCTAAAGGAGAAGAAATAGATGACTGACAATATTCCAATTAAACTGCTAATCATTTTAGATAATGAAGTAGTTGAAGTTTTAAACACCGATGAAAGACTTGCTGCAATGTTAACCAGTGAGCCAACAATCATCGAGTACACCCCTGCAATGGGCTCAACCCCTTCATCAGGAGATTTATGGGATGGCAACAAACTAACTAAACCACCAGTAAGCGAGTAACAAATGCCAACACCATTATTTAGAGAAGTCTATGTTTGGAGTGGAACGGCTTGGGAGTCACTATCTGTGGCTTACCCAGACCTTTCTCCATACGCTGACAAATCATTAAACAATACATTTACAGGAACTAATACTTTTAACGGACAAATAATTCGTCCTGCTCAAGTTCCTTATGCTATTGAAGTTGGTACAGTAAACTTGCCAACAACTACTAACGGTGATGCTCTAATTATTGGTTCTAGAAGTTTTGACGTAGGTCGTTTTACACAAATTCCTACAGTAATGCTTACAGTTCGTTACCCAACGACAGTTAAAAACGGTTATGGCACAGTTAAAACAACTTCCACTTCTTTATTTACTTATGAAGTAGTTTTAGATGTCCCTGTAACCGATGGACAAGCACCGTCATTCCCACTGAAGTTGGATTACGTCGCAATACAAATGTCAGCGTAGGTTACCTAAATGGGTAAGTATACTGGTTTAGTATTCCGTGGAGGATATTACGGCAACGCTCCACGGCTTGTTCTCAATGCCGAACCAATGGAAGCCGTGGCTTTAGACTACGGAAAAATTCGTGTTTTTTGGAATCCACCTGCAGGTTCTTTTACTAAAATCAGGTTAGTAAGAAATAACGACAACTTTCCTGAGGGTGAAGAAGATGGAATTATTCTTTGGGAACAATCTTCAACAACTTCTTTGTCTGGTGTTGTAGAACGTGCTGATTTTATTGACGGTCAAGACAACTACATAGACGGCAATTTAGATAATGATTTGCCAATTACTCCAGGTCAATACATTTACTATGCAATTTTTATGTTTACCACTGCAAATGTGTGGATACCTGGAGGCTATGCATCTACTTTGATGCCTAGAGACCGTGGTTCTCAGGCAACTATGTTTAATTTAATTCCTAGAGTTTTTACAACAGAAGAATCCAGTCCAACTGATATCCCAAGTCCAAATACTTTTCTTTACACTTTTTTAAAGGGATTTTCATTTACGTTTGACCAACTTCTAACTCAAGCAGAACTTGTTCAACCTTCTTACGGAAAAAGAAGAACACCTCCACAACTACTCCCTTTAACAGAAAACCATCTCGGTCTTTATCCTGAACGAGGACTTCCATACAGAAATCAAAAGAAACTAATCCGTGAAGGTGCTTACCTTTTTAAAACAAAGGGAACTAAGTTAGGTATTCAAAACTACTTAGAGTCATTGACTGGCTATAACCCAACCGTAACTGTGTCTCCAAATTTAATTCTAGATGTGCAAGACTCGTCTTTTACAACCAACAAAGGTCGTTGGATATCTACCTACGGAACATTAACCGCTGTATCAAATAAACCAGCACCTTCAGGAACCAATGCTGTTGATACCACTTGGTCAGGTCGTATGGTTACTTCTGCTTCCGTTGTAACTTTTAAGTACAGACTTAATAACGTGGCTACTTTGACAACTAGTGCTGCTCATGGCTTAGTAGTTGGCGATACTGTAAACGTAACTGGTGTTGATGCGACATTTAACGGAAACGGGTTTACTGTAGCAACAGTTCCAACTCCAACTACTTTTACTTATGCAAATAGCGGTTCAAACGTAACCCCTGCTACAGCAGCAACTGGTTCTGTATCTAACACTTCTTCTATTTCTTTAGGTAGAGATAACCCAGTTTTAAAAGGAATTCCAGTTATTTCTGGTACTTCTTATAAGTTTAGTTACTACGCTGCTTCAGACTCTAACGGTAATTTAATTGCGGATGTATTTTGGTATAACGAATTAGGCCAACAGATTGCTTCACCAATTCAAGGAACTGGTTATGGAACTACAGGCGTATACCAAAGAATTGAACAAACACTTACTGCCCCAACTGGTGCGGTTTATGCAGGTTTAAGAATAGTGTTCACAACTCAAAACTCTTACAATATTGATTTAGTTCAATTTGCTCCTGCTGCAACTGCAACTTCATTTGACGAAGCCCGTGGTCTTGATATTTTTCTAGAAGCAAAAAAAGTAAACATTTGTTCTAATCCTTCATTTGAAATTGATACAAACACTTGGACAACTAACTCAACAAAAACAAGGGTAACAGATGTTCCTGCTGGTACTCCTGGCACGTATTCTATGAAATTAAGTGGTCAAACTAACTTAAACGTTTCTAAAATACTGAACACAACCCCAGTTACTTACAAATTAATTGAGGGAAACTTTTACATTTTATCTGCTTACATTAAAGCAACCTCTGCTGTTAATTTAACAATGAGTCTAACTGCAGATGACGATGACGGTCCAGATTCAGATATCGCAACAAAAATCATTAACGTTACGTCTTCATGGGCTAGGTACGACATTAGTTTGTTTATCCCTGAAGGACTTTCAACTAACGGAAATATAACTGCAACTTTTAACTTAAGTGGCAGTGTTAGTTCTAGAGAAGTTTGGATTGATAACGTTCAATTTGAAAAAGGGTACAAAGCAACTGACTACTTTGACGGCTCTTTGCCACAAGTCTCAGGAGTATTTTGGTCTGGAACAGAACACGCTTCTTACTCGTACAACTACCAAGGCAGAACTGTTAAAGTGCCTAGAGTTTTGTATACCTTAAACGACTGGGTTCCTTACAAGTTACCTTGGAGATTACGCTCATACAAGGGTCTTGAAGGCGACTCCAACACTATCCCTTCTTGATTTTTAACAGAGCCGTAGTAGGCTCTGGGTATGACCACTTTAATTGACATACTTATCACCACGTTAGGTGCTGCGTATTTCTTGGGGGCTATTGAAGCCTTTAAAGATTTAGGCAAACTACGTGGATTTTTTGCACTTCCAATAGCCGTGGGTATTTTGTACCTAATCGGATACGACGTAATAGACCTCATTATCTTGGCTCCTGCCTCATCGTTTTTGGCATTAGCAGTTATGATGCTTCTTGACCGTCCTGTAACAGTCCAAACTCGTAGACTCTAGGTGCAAAATGGCAAAACTATTAATTATCGGAACATCAGACGATATTGACATCACCATGGGTCTTAGGACTCTTTTTGAGCAAGGGCTTCCAACAGAGGTAATTCTTCCTCAATCAGACGCTAATGAAACTCATGACCAAGTAATCATGACTTCAGCAGAACATAACGTCCCTGTAAGAACTGGGGAAACGTTAGAAGTTCTAATGCACAGCATGACGGTAGACGACGTAATCGCGGTCGCTTGGGACGAATCAGATGAGGCTTTTGAAGCCGTTGATTTTTTCAGTGACAAGGGATTTAAAATTTGGGACATTTCAGACGGCCTTACTCTCATAGACACAGAGACCGAAGTGCTGGAAGAAAAACTCTCAGAGGTATTGGAAGACTTCACCGATAGTCTCGTCGCCATCGTTTACAAAATGGTTATGGACCAGATTAACGGAGAAGGCAAGTTGAAGTATCGTCGTCCTGATGACCTTACCTAGCGAAATTCTCGACGCGGACCTAAGTCATTTTCAGTTCCGTCTCTTAGTCACCTTATGCCATCTAGCCAGCCCTGAAGGGGTCGTAGAGACCTCAGTAGCATCTCTAGGTCGCCTGACCGCAACAAAAGCCGATAGTCACGTTAGGGCTGCCCTGAAGGTCTTAGAAGCCAAGGGGTTACTAGTCGCGACCCGACAAAAACGGAATCGGGGTTTCTACAAAGAGAGCCAGTACACCTTGTGTTCGCCTCTACAGAGGCTATGGATGCCTCAACCACCGCCTCTACAGCAGCGGACAACACCTGGTACAGATGGCTTAGTGCTCCAACCAATAGTCAATAAGTCATTAGTACCTAATAAGCCAATAAGTAATGAAAATATAAAAATTCTCAAAGTGAGTGAGGAAACCATGAACAAAAGTTGGCGAGAAGAACAAGCCAAGGATGATGCCATCGGTGGTGTCGGCAAGTTGGATTCCGAGGGTTCGGGGCCCACACCTAGCAAGAAGGACACTAAGACACGAGGCAAGCGACCGAAAGACCAATGGACAGTCCGCGATGTGGCATCCGAGTTTTCTTTCCTAGTTGGTCGTAAGTTCCCGTGGTTACCTGGAACTGTGAACGTCCAAAATCTGGCGGGAGCCCTAGCAAAGATGCGGTCCACATATCAAACGACAGCCCTGATTGAACTGGAACTTCTAAAGATGTTTATGGCTGATGAAAAGAACTTCAAAGATGTTGGTGACGAAGCACCGCACTTATACAAACGATATCTTGCGATGTTTAGAACTCACATGAACAAAGCACGAGCAAACATTGGACTTGTTAATCCGACTGATGACATTGGCGACGAATTTGTGTACGCTTCTGACGGTAGGGCCTTCGACAATAACATCGTTGGGCGAGCAGCCCTAGAAAGATACGAGAAGAAACTAAATGCCTAAATACGATTTTAAATGCGATGCATGTGAGGGTAGTGTTGTAGAGATGCACCTTGCTTTTGAATCTAATGAGCGACCTAACTGCGACCGTTGTGGTAACCCTATGAGTAAGGTGTTTACACCACCAGCAGTTCAATTTAAAGGAGGCGGTTGGGGTGGCTCGTAAAAAAAGGCAGTCCCTTCCAGTTTTTAGCATTGTGGAGATGCCTAAATGGAAGTCAAGAATTTTAGACGTTATTACATCAATACTGTTTCCAGGGGAGAAGTACTTTGTTTTAACAATTAACGAAACCGACTTTACTTATGACGGCGTTCATTATTACGACCTTGCGACAGGGGAAAAAATTATATGACCTACCAAGTTGATGAATTGAGTTCATTGAAGAGGCATTGGATTTTACGTAACTCAAATATTCCACGCAGGTTTATGGGATTAGAGCCATCTGACATGATTACAGATTTCCCTCCAGTCGTTGAAGAATGGCTAGAGGATTTAGGT